GAGCGTGTGTGGCTGTTGGTGGAGCAAGAACTGTTGCTGTTGCATTTACCCAAGCCGAACTTGTTGCAGTCACACCAGTTCCGTAAGTTGTTGAGATTGTAGAACCAGCGCTTGTTAAATATCTAATACCAACTTGAGCGGTACGAGATGTTGTACCAGCACGGAAATCTGCCGTAGCAGAAAACTCTTGGTTGGCTGTAACCGTAAATTTTGTGGCTGTGGTTGTTGAGGCAACTATGTCACCAGCCGCACTTGCTGTCATTTCTAAAGAGGCGCTTCCGACTGAAGCCTGAGCCGTTGAGCGAGCAATAGCGCAGTTAGTTACGGCAGTCCAACCAGTTGTATTTGTTTCTAAAGATGCTTGGTTTGCACTTAGAACATTAGTTCTACCGAATACTGTAACGACAACTGCTCCTTCATTTTCATCATAGAAAGCAGTAATCAATGGTGTGGCTGGCGCATCAACATCAATAGTGAATTGACTATAAGCCCAATCACTAAAGTAATTAGCACCATTCAATAGTTGAGCAACTCGGACATAGGCTCTATAAGTCGTGCCGTCTGCTAAGTCTGCTTCAAGAGTTTGACCATCATTTGTTGAGGCTACGATGCCAGTCTGAACTGTTGGGGTAGAAGTGTCAGGACTAAAAGTTCCAGCGCCATAAGTTGTTGAATCAAATACTTTGATTTCGTAAGCGCTTTGTGGGTCACCATCTGTATCTGCATAAGTCCAAGTGACTGATGGGAAAGTTGTATCTGTAATAGTTCCGCTTGGTGCTGTGACTGTAACAGATGGTTGAGCAGTAGTTACAACATCAACAAACAATTCATAGAGACCAGCACGGTCACCGCTGGCTGTTGCGTTATCTGTAAATTTAACAACTAAGTTATCAATTAAAGTTTGTGACCAAGCCTCACCACTTGGAGCCGCTGTAAGTTTTAGAGCAGTATCAAGAGTGGTCAAAGCAAGAGTGTTGGCTTTGGTAAAAGGAACTGAGTAACTAACTGTTCTACCATTTCGGTCAGTAATGACTCCAAGACTTAACTGAATACTTCCAGCAGTTCCAATAGTTGCTCGGGCACGAAGATTTACATACTCAACTTTTTCAGTAGCCGCTAAGGTTGTTGTACCAAACTCTGCTTCATAAGATGCGGGAACTGTTGTGCTGGTACGAGTAATGTAAGTCGAGTCGCTACTGTCAGCGAGCGCCGCATGAACTGAACCTGAACCGCCTGAAATAGTAAAAGCAGAGGCGTTGTTCCAGTTAGCGTTAGGTCTGAGGATATAGGTAGCCATTATCTGTTAGCCAACTCCTTTGCCAAGATTGCAAAAGTTTCTTGAATTCGTTGAGTAATTATGTCAGCCTTTTCATCTTGGGTGGTTGCTCCAGTTGTATCAACATTGACCACAAAAGCACCCTGCTCGATAACAATGTTATTTCCGCTTACTCCTGAGATTCTCGCCTCGGCATCTGTAACTTGAGCAAGTTTCATTTGAGCATTTGAAATCTTTTGACCAAACGCCGCTTCAGAACCAAACTTGCCGATTGCCGCTCCAGTAATGCTTATGGCTCTTTGAATCTCATTTATCTGAGCAATAGCCTCTGCTCCGCCACCAAGAATAGACGCCGCTAACTGAGCGCCCTTGATTGGTCCTGATTCAACTAAATCTTGAATTGCTTTTGCATCAAGTCCAAGTGCTTGTAGTTGTGTTATCTGTTGAGCAAACTCATTACTCTTATTTAACCTTGTTTGCATATTCTCAATAAGAGATTTAGCCTTTGGAATAAATCCGTCAGGAAGTTCTACTCCCTTAAGTCCTGCAAAACCTAAAATTGTGTCTTTGAGTGAGTCAGCAAAATCTTTAGCCGCTTGTTGCAAGTCTTTGAGAACATCACTCATAGACTCAATACCAGCCTTCATAGCCTCACGAATTTTTTTCATCAAATCTGCTGAACCTTGTATCTCATTTAGAGCATCTTCATCAATACCGCCAGCCTTGATGCCCTCGGCAATTTCTTTTTCTTTTTTAAGAATGTCTCCAAAGCCAAGACCTTCTTCAAGACTCTCTCTTATATTGCCAATAAAGTCTTTTAACTCACCAGCAAAATCTGTATCTTTGGCAAACATAACCATGTTTTTGCCAAACTCAATTAACTTGTCACCTGCTTCATCAGCCTTGTTAGCAACCTCTTCAATAAACTTTCCTACGGTTCCAGCAAAGTCAAATTTAATTGCAGTACCAAGACCTGCAATCATTTTCTCAAGAAGAGGAGATGCTTTCTTGGCACCCGCAATTAAGCCCTCAACTATTTTAGAGCCATTATCTTTCGCCGCTAAATCAACAACTTTCATATTAAAGTCAAGCATTTTGTTTGCAACATCTGAAATAGCGCCAGCCGCACCTTCAGAATAATTGCCCCAACTTTTTGCGTTTTTAATAAGTGTTTTAGATACACCAGTAATTGCATCTACCGATTTTGCGCCCCCGTCATCGGATGCGCTAAATAGATTTGTAATTGATTTAGCAACTCCGTTGAGTTTAGAACTTGCAAACTCCGCCATACCATTTAAGGCACCAAGCGCCGCACTTACAGCACTTGAGACAAGAGGAATTTTCATCAATGGTGCAGTTACTTTTTGTACCCATTGTTTGACTGTTGTTAAAGCGTTATCTAAGAAATCACCTAAACCACTAGCAACCTTGCCGAAAACACCAACTACGCCTTTACCTAAAGCCAAGAACGCTCCAATAACTCCCTTTGCAATAACTTTGGCTACATCTAATAATCTTTCAAAGAAGTAAATACCAGTTGCAATAGCCTTCAAGATGTTGGCAAAATTTGTTACGATAGCCGTTACCGCTAGAGCGATAACTCTTATTACGGTATTAAATACTTCTATTACAATCTTTCGGAAAGTGTCATTTGTTTCCATAAGGTTTACAAAACCATCAATAACATTCTTGAATGAAGTCAATACAAATTTAACCCAAGTAAGAAATATATCTATTACAAACTCAAAGACCTTCGCTATTACTTCGGCAAAGAATCCAAACACTCGCATGGCTGAAGCCAAGGCTTTCATAACATGACCAAAATACTGAATAATGTAACCAAGGACGGTAATTACAACTTTTGCTACAAAGTTAAAGACCGCACCAACAACCTTACGGAATGACTCAGAAGTTTTGTAAGCAACCACAAGGGCTGTAACTAAAGCACCAATAATTAAAACAATTCGTATAATTGGGTTAGCCGCTAGAACTGCATTGAGTCTAAGCATTGACGCCGCTAAACCATTGGTAGAAGCGATACTTGCCAACTGCGCTCCACTTAATAAAGTAGTTGCAACTTGTAATACAGTTTGAGTAAAGGCGACTATTCTTAAAGCGGCCGCATGAGCATAGAAGGCTACGGTTGCTATACCAACTGCGGTAGCAATTCCTGTAAAGGCTATAACAAGAATTTGTGTCGCTCTTGCACTATTTTGGAAAACACTTGCAATTCTTTCAACAACTGAGGCTAAGAATCTTATAGCCTTTGCAACGACACCTATTACTAAAGCAGACAAGTTTGCGAATACAACTGCTATTTTTTGAATTGCTGGCAACAATGGTGCAAAAGCGCTAACTAACTGTCCTATTGCTCCTCTTAATTGAGGAGAAGTTACTGCTAAAACAAAAGTAGTAAAAATTAAATTAAATCTTGAAAGTTGTAAGAAAAATCCTTCGAAGAAAGGCGCCGCTTGCGCTAAAGATTTACCTGCTCGTATACCAAAGAATGTTGCAAACGCCGCCGCAATAGGCAATACTTTTTCCATAGTCGAGGCAATTTCATTTACACTTAATTTACTTTTATCGATTCTTTCAATAAAGTTTCCTATATTGGTTGTTAAAGTTGTAAATGGGGTTGCTAATTTAGTTAATACTTTTTCTAAAGCATCAAGGACTTTGGAAAAAGTACCAGTACCCTCGGAGGCTCTTGCTAATTTAGTACGCAATTCAAGGGTAGATAAAATTAGTGCGCTAAAAGCATTAAGTAATCTTAATCCAACTGCTTCTTGCAATCTTCTAGTTTGGTCGCCCATTTCCTTTAAGGCTCGAGAAGGACTTTGTATTGCTAAGGCATAAGCACCCTGTACTTTAATTCCCTCTCTTAAAATCAAATTCAAAACTGCTTGGCGTCTTTCAGCCATAGTCAAGTCACTAGCGCTCTTGCCTATTGTTCGTCCATAAATAGCAAAGGCTTCTGTTGCTCCAGCGGTAATACCAATCTGACGCAACATTCTTGTTTGACCTGTTGTAATAGCAAAAATTAAAGAATTTAAGGCATCCGCTGAATTGACGCTTGCTGTAACAGATAAGTTTTGAGCAATGTTGGCTAATTCAGTAGCGCTAGTTAAATCAACATTTGATTGAGCAAGTTTGATAATTGCCTTGCGAGAAGCCACCGCAGATAATCCAACATTTTGAATTTCTTCAGCCGCAATAGCAAGTTGGGCATATCCGTATCGAGTAGATTGACCAATCGCCTGTAAAGCAATATCTAACTCTTGGACTTCAGCCGCCGCTTTGAAAGACTTTGTGGCAAAGACAATTAAACTAATTGCCGTACCAGCGGCGACTGCACCAAGAGCATTTAGACTTGAATTAAGTTTTGATGCCGCACCTTGAAAAGCCTCAGCACTTCTTGAGGCTTCTTGTAAACCTTTTGTAAATTGAGCGGAGTCAGCCGTTAATCGGGCACGGACTTCCATGGTAGGTGATTCAGCCATTTATCTCCTAGCCTTCGCTTTTCTCTCCGCTTTCTCACGCTCTTTTTCTTTGACAAGATAAAAGGCGTTCCACTCTGTTAATTCCATACTGCTAAGAGGTCGGTGGGCGGGACTTCCGTAAAGAAGTTCACCCACCGTCCTACCTAACTTTTCTGCTATCTCGAAAAGAAACCGTCTCTCAGGATTCTTGAGGAAATCGAGCCTGTGCTTGGTCTACCGCCTTTTCGCTAAGACCTGAACTGCCAAGAGCCTTTGTTGCCAAACGCTCAATGACTGCACCATTCTTTGAGAGAATGGCTTCACGGTCTTGGTCTGTAAAAACTGGCAAGCCAGTTGCAGGGTCGAACACGGTTGCGATTACAGTTTTTGCGTACATATTAGAAACATCTACTTTGTCTGAGGATGTAACTCCTTCAGTAAGTGTTGCTCTTTGTCCAGCCGTCATAGAACGAATTTCTACTGTCACTCCCCATTCAGGGACTTCCACTAACTCTTTCGTAATATCATCGGCGTCAAATATGTTTTTGCGTAAATCTGTCATTTCTTTTCTCCTTGGGACACTAGATTGATTGGTCACGATAATTTATTAAGTTTTTTTAATTCAGTTTTTTTATGAGTAAGCACCACGGGTGACCGCACCTGTAATTTGGAACTCAGCAGAGAATGTAACTACATCTCCGATGGCGCCGCTCTTCTCGTAAGAAGTTAGGATGCACTCTCCTGTGTACTTGACGAATGTTGATGTTGAGCCTTCAGGTCCGTACTCAAATGAAAGAGAAGCCGCTTGACCTAAAACTCCAGCCAAATGAGCATCTACTGTTGCATCGTAGTTTCCTGATACTGAAAGCGTTCCATCAGACAAACCAACTACATAAGACTTAGCAGAACTTCCAAAAGCGGAAGTCTCGGCGGTGTCTACTGATTGTGGGAATGAAACATCTGTAAGGGTATTGCTAATATCGGTAAGTGTGCCAGCCGCATTGTCTACCTTGAATACGGTGGATTTACCATGACGAAATGTTGGCATTATTTTTACCTCCTAGTAAAAGCCACCACGGGGGTAGCCGAGCCTGTTGAACCTGCGACTGTGTAATTAACTCGTAGGTATCTGTTTACTGTTGTGCCATCTGCAACCTCAATTTTTTCTGAGGTTGTAGTAGTACCTGAAACCACGGTGAAAGTAACCAAGTCAGCAAAAGTTGAATTATCTGCTGAGTGTTGGATTTTTACTGTGATATTTCCGTTGCGTGTATTTACTGGAACTGACAAGAATCCTGCTCCACCATTAGTGGTTGAGGCTCCATTGTCTACGCCTGTTCCGTTTCCACTCGTAGTTACAGTTGAACCTGAAGAAAGAATCTTTCCGTGTTCTACTGCATCTGTTGATTGGAATTCTGCGCTTGCTTGAACAATATCTGCGATGGCACCTGAGACCTCGTAGGATGTATTGTCGGCTTCTAACATGATTGCACCTGTGCCATTTGAATGACCCTCAGGAGCAACAATTACTAAAGCCTTGGTTGTATTACCAAGAGCATTTTCAAAAAACTCATCTGTACCCGTTGAGGCGGTTCCTTCAAACATTCCTGAAAGCGAGATAGTTCCATCTCGATGACCGACTACATAGGTCTTAGCGCTTGTTCCAAAAGCACTTGACTCTGCGGTATCAACTGTGGTTGATGCGCTGACATCATTAAAGTAGGTAGAAAAATCAAACTCATCAATAAAGACATTGACATTTTTACCGTGGCGAAAAGTAGGCATTATTTCTCCTCAACTGGGCGTTGATGTGGGGTGCCGTCTTGGACAAAACCATCGCCATCAATATCTTCGGCGTTAGGGTCAAAACCTTCTTCAACGATTGGTTCTTCAACCTTCTCGGCTACTGGTTCGACTTTAGGTTCTTCTACAACTGGCTCTTGTGATTTCTTAGTTGGCTTATCAGCATCTTCAATAATTCCTGATTCCAAAAGCCATTTGACCGAGGTTGCAGGTAAGTCATCTACGACTTTGCCAGCCTCGGCTCTTTTGTTTGGTGGGTAATCAATACCTTGTAAGACTCTGTAACGAGCCATTCAAACCTCCTCCGTGACGGCACATAGAAAACCCGAGTGACCGTCAGGTCACTCGGACACGGAAGAGACGAAAAACTCAGGCGACTAAGCGCACATTGGATTCAGTATAGCGTATTGCTTATTTTACATTTATGAGAATTAAGCACCGCTTCTTGGTTGTAAATCAAATAAGAAACTTTCATTTCTTTCATAACTTTCTTGTTGTTCTTGACATCTGTGAGCAGGGTAGAAAGCCTTGATTCGACCATACATATCGCCTTGCCAAAGTTTTTCTACACCTAGATACCAGTTGCCTTTTTTAGATTGTCTCCAAACGAGACCCTCGCAACCGCACCTTTTACACTTTGCCATCTCGTCCTCCTCTCAGGACAAGGCAAGTATATCACAACTGGGGTTAGTTATTCTCTCTTCTAAGGCGCTCTTCTTGAATCATGCCTAGGGTGAGAAAGTAACCGATGCCATCTACTACGGTGTCGGGCTTAGATTGATTGACCTCACGGGCTACCTTCATTCCAACCATGCAAAGGGCAACTTGTTCGGCAGAAACCTCACAGCCGAGGATTACAGACCATATCTTTGAGGCACGGGTAAAGTTATCAAGCGGATGCCCGTAGGCTTCCTGTCGGTCTCCTGAGACCAATTCTGCGGCGTATGCGGCTATATCTCTTGGGTCGTTCATAATAGTTGGATGTCCGACACTCCCTGACTGCTCACAACAAAGGTCAGAACTCCCACATCCGCAATCTCCCCCGTTGATTGTCTCCACCACACGCTTCCTCCGTCGAGGGCTGGTGCTTGTAGCCATTTGACTCCTCCCCAATCTGATAGACGAAATGAATGATAATGCCCCGTTACTAAAATGTCACAGTCGCCTATTTTTTGACGACCTAGTGTTTGGTCAGCAATCCATCGACGCAATTTGGCTTCAGGGCTTCCTGCGCTTCGGGCTAGATGACCGTGGGTAATTCCAATAATCTTTCCTTGGACTTCGATAGTTAAACTCAACTCATCTGTTGGAATTGCAAAGCGAATATGACCGTAGGCTTCAGGGTTGGCTTGGAAAATTTCGGCAACTGACTCAACTAGGGCTACATCATCATTGTCATTCAAAGTAGTAAAGGCTTTGCCATTTTTTCGGTTTTCTCCATGGTTTCCACCAATAGCGGCGACTGTAATATCAGGAACAACCTTTGACCATCGTATAAGAGCATCTCTTAAAAGACGACGAGCAATCTTTACTTGGTCTCTTCTATCAACTTCAACCGTAAAAGTTTGGATGTCATAGTGACCATCGCATCCTTCAACTAAATCACCGAGGCATAGAACTGTGATTGAATCTATGGGACGACCAATTTTCTTTAACTCTTTAATTCTAAACTCAACATCATCAATAGCCTGAAGCCATCGACCAACTAAACCTTTAAGACCATCGCCATCTCGTTTACCAGTTTGCCAGTCAGAGGCACAAACTACTAAAGAGGCACCACCGACCATTGGCTTACGCTCACGGGGTTTATGTTTTTTAATCTCTTGGATAAGGGCTTCAATATCAGCAAACTCTTGTTTGCCTTTGCGAACTACTTTGCCTTTCCATTGGCGATTTAGAATTCCTAAAGTATCGCCCCACACATTGAAAAGAACTGGTTCTACTACTTGGAAATGTTCAGGGTCAAGACCCCACATTCGTAGAACTCCTGACCAATCGGGCGCATTATCGCCCTCCATTGGTTGAGTTGTGACTGTTCCTTCTTCACCTTGCCAAGTAACCCCAGGCAACCACTCCGCTTGTCTTTGACGAGGTTCAGTCTTTTGAACTGAATTCATCTCGGATGTCTTGAGTAAATTATCTAAGGCATCATCAATGTTCATTTATTGTTTATCACCGAATTTGGAATACGACACTTGCAACCTTCCTTGCCTAACAATCTACGGCGGTGTCGGCGAAGTACATCGGAAGATGATACTACAAGTCCGTAAGAACGCATAACATCTGCTAAAGAAGAAGATAAAACTTTTTCATTTACAAATATCTCGTTTAATTTGTTTTTTAATGGTTCATCTAAAGCATCAACCATCAATCCAATAGAACAACCATTTAAGGTACGACCTGCATCAATTAAAGAATCTAATTCAGATAAAAATTTATCCTGATTTATTTTTAGATTTGCAACGGGGGCACCTAATACTCCACGGGCGGGTTGCGCTTTCGAAGAGGAGCCTGTCACATTTCCAACATCTTTGGAACTCATCGGTTGTTGCGTTTCTGCCATAAGGGTCTGCCACTCTCTCTATCGGAGCCTGTGGCTCCTCGTTTACATTCGTACTAGACATCGGAAATTCACCGAAACTAGAGGACGATACTTCGGGTCTACTCCTAACAAGTTTACTGAACCCATCGGTTCAATCCTCATAATATGCACCCCTGAGACGGTTCTTTCAAGCACCGACGCAAGTAAAATGCGAATCGTGTCGGCTTTATCTCTAGCGGTAGGGTAATCCTCACGACTCGCCCGAGCGATAATTTGAAGCATTGGGTAATCAATTTGAATACCACCTGAACCCATAGTAAAAGTTGGGGAACTTCCAGCATTTTCATACACGGCTACGCAAGCATCGGGTGTTTCAGGAAGGGTTCCAAGAAAAATAGATGTGCCAAGGGTGCCTTGACTGGCATGAGCGCCAAAAGCGCTTGCTGTGTTTTGTAGGTAATCCCCTACTGATTCAAGAATAGTTGGCATTAGCCCCTATGACCTTTCTCTATGATGTCGATAATTCTACCCTTTATGTTTTCTTGGATAGTGGACATCGCTTCCATGACTGGTTGCTCGAGGTATTTAGCCTGTGTCGGTGGGTTGTGATAGTTGCCGATAATCTCATGGACATAGAGTGCATAAGGAGCGGCGGGACCACCATAGAAAATATCTACAAAATAGCCTTGGCTTCCCATTTGTGGAGCAGATACACCACCTGAACCACGAAGAACTCCAGTATCAACTGGTACTAAAACCTGTGATTTAGCAAAAATTATATTGGCTTCTTCCCAAATTGCTTGGGCTATTGCTTGAGGGGTATTTTCTTTTCCAGCCTCTAAAGCATTGACTAACTCTTTGTCGCCAAATAAGTCGAGTCTAAAAGACGACTTTGCCATATCTACCGTCCAAATCTGATGACGGTGTGATGCGCTCCGTTTTCGTCTGCGATGTTATCAACTGCATTGATTGTAAAGGTGTCCGCCCCGACGACCATCCTATGACCTACCGTTATTGAGGTAGCGGGACCATAGGTGATGAATCGTCCAATATCTACAACTTCAACTCCTTGAACATCTTTAGATTTAACTGTGTCATAAATTAGGCGACCTGTAACAGTCACATTTGTATTGGAAGCACCAAAGGTAGGTTTGTTGTACTTATCAACAGACGCTTTGGGTGTAAAAACTACCGAGTCGGTCATGAACTCGGCTACCTTTGGATATATCGCATCCATAAGTAATCCTATTCAGGAACTCGTTGTTCGTAATTACTATTTGGATTATCTGTAATACCAACATAAAAATCGGTATTGTAATCGTCAATACTTCTATCATCTGTGGACTTAAGGCTTTCAGAGTTAGCCCATGGACTAGGAGGAGATTTACGCATTTGACGGCGCAATAAACTCTCAGCCAATTCTTTATAGTGAGTTACCTTTGATGAGTAAGACTCAGATACAGAAATGTCGCCAACGCTCTTTGAACTACTATCTGCCAAACGGCTAAAGCGAGCAATGAGGATTTCTGCACATTCTCTAGCGGCGTTATATGCGTCGCCACCCCACTCAGTAATTACATAATTTAATTCTTCATCGCTAAAAAGTACATCCGTAGAATCTGTATCGTTGAGAAGAAAACGAACATAGTTACGGGTTGAGGTACTTGGGTCACCCGAATAGGTAAAAGTCATTACATGCCACCTAGCATTAGAACAGATGTTCGTACAAAGTTTTGGTTGGCAAGAATGTCTGACTCATTAGGAAGAGTAACTGTTACATCTGAAGTTGGTTCTCCAGCAGATAAAGTTAATTCATAAGCATCGGCTGTTGTACCCTCAAAAACGATTGCATCGTTAAAGGCAATTTGCAAACCTGATTGCTGACCAGTAAAAGTAGCATTGTTAATTGTTGCGCTATTGATGGTTGGGGAGGTAAGAGTCTTATTGGTTAAAGTATCAGTTGTAGCCCGTCCAACTAAAGTATCAGTTGCATTAGGAAGAGTAACAACTCGGTCAGCCGTTGGGTCTGTAACTGTTAAGGTAGTTTCAAAACCATCATTGGTAGTACCTTCGAAAATAATGTCAGCGCCAGCACCAAGGGTTACTGTTGCAGTAAAAGATGGAGCAGATTTAAGAATGTAATCATCTAACTCTGTATCGACATCAGTAGCAAGATTTTGAATGTCGGTATGAACGGCAGGGTTATCTCCCGCTGTTGGATAGCGTAGACCCTTAGTTGTTGTACCTGCCATTTTATACTCCTATTACTCAGTAATTTCTAGCCAAGATAAAGTTTCTTCATCCCATGAATAACGCTTGTCATCTGTTGGCATTGGGGTTGGGGCTTCCCATAAATAAGTGCTTGAATTTTTAGTCCAAGATGGGAATGGTTGAGGAGCGGCAAAGCCGATACCATCAAATGTATATCCGATACCTGCATAATTTTTGTGGATAGGAAACTTACCGCCTGAATGAACTCCACCTAATGTGTTGTAAGAGGTTTGAACCCACTCACCACCTAGATTTTGTTCACACCAATCGGGACCATCGGCAACAATTACTTGCGTAACAATTCCGTTTTCTACTTTCGCATAGTGACCCATTATTATTCCTTTTCTTCTCCGTAGAGAGGTTGTGTATTGACTAATTTTACATCACGCTTTGTGACAATACCGCCTTGGTCATCAAGTTGTTTTTTAGCAGTTATTTCATCATCGGCGATAACATGAACTAACATTATTACTTCATAACTAAAGCATTGTTTTACTTTAGTTTCTTTAATCTTGCTTACATTATCTTTAGTCATAAGACCTCTCATTAGACGGCATATCTTACGATTACTATACCGCTACCACCACTACCAGCAGGACTATTAAATTCACCAGTACCACCACCGCCACCACCAAGGTTTACCGTACCTGAAGTTGGCGAACCACCTCCATTACTTCTACCAAATCCACCGCCACCTGCGCCACCTAGCGCAAATCCAGTTCCATTAGCGTGTGTTGAACCTCCACCACCACCTGCATAGGTAACAGAGAAACCAGTAATTCCATTTACTGCACCAACGCCACCTACGCCACCATTTGCATTTGTACAAGCACCACCTACTGCGCCAGCACCACCACCGCCTGAGCCACCAATTCCCGAACCGCTAAGAGTTGTACCGCCAGCAAAACCTTGACCTGCTGGACTTGCCGCACCACCAACATCAGAGCCACCACCTGTTTGTCCAGCACCACCGCCTGAGCCACCTGCTCCACCAGCACCACCTCTAAATCTGTCACCATATCCACCACCAGTAGATGTAATAGAAGCAAATACAGAGTTACTTCCTTGAGTACCTGGTGCGCCATCGCCACCACTAGTAGTACTTCCTGCGCCACCAGCACCAATGGTTACTGTGTAAGCCTGAGCAGTTAAAGAAAGCGGAGTTTCTAAGGTTCCAGCACCGCCAGTTGCGTTTACAGTTGAACGAAGTCCACCTGCTCCACCACCACCACCGTTACCTTGACCACCTGTACCGCCACCGCCTCCACCTGCTACAACTAAATAATCAGCAGTCAATGAAGTACTTGGAGTAAATGTTCCTGAAGAAGTGAATGTGTGGTACCAATAAGTTCCATCAGTCACAATAGTATTTCCACCAGTTGCT